CGGTATCAAACACGCAGTTGACAAAAGACTTTCTCCAGAAGCGAGAAACACGATCACAATCGAGAATGACGAAAACAAGTGGGGCATCCAAGACAGCCTCGAACTTGCCGACACATGCGCATTGGTACTCGACATACACCATCACTGGTGCCGTGAAGGTGAATATATACGTCCCACCGACGATAGATTTGCTCGCGTGATAGATAGCTGGCGTGGTGTGCGTCCAGCAATACATTATTCATACAGTCGCACAGAAGCATTGCCCGAAGGCTTTGCACATGATACAATGCCTAACTTTCCTGCACTACTAGAAGCAGGACACAAGAAAGGCAAGCTACGAGCGCACAGTGATTACTATCCTAACAATGCAGTCAACGACTATGCACTATCATTCTTGCCATATGCAGATATCATGTGCGAGAGCAAGTGTAAGAATCTAGCAAGCATCGACTTGTATAAATATTACAAAGGAAAAGATAATGAGCTATTTGAGCAAAATGTACGGGCGCCACGCAAAGATCGAATCCCAGAACTCAGCAGTTTCGGATAAGAATCCAAACAGAGTATTAGGCGGGCTTCGTGGACAGGGTGCAGACACAATGACTGTACTCGGTGAGGATGGTACTGAACACAATATACCTAGTACAAAGTACGTTAAGGGTTTAGAAGAAAAATTACGTATGCAAGAACAACGATTGTCAGCTCTTGAACGTAAAGTTAGACGAGGAGAAATACATGATTAGACAATGGATTAAAAGTAGACTAGACGAACGCACATCTTGGGATGGTGCTGTACTAATAGCAGTTGGCTTGGTTATTCTAATAGCAGGCCCATTTGCTAAGTTAGCCGCATACGGTGCTATTGCATACGGTGCTTGGACTATTTGGAAGAAAGACTAAAGTTTTCCAATTGGAATATCTGAACTAGCACTCATATTCCACACTTTCTTACGCTCAACACCTTTTTTCTGAGCAAATCTCTTACTATCGCAGTTCTTACATACGTGAAAGTAATTATTGCTTAATCTTTTTGGATCCATGCTACCTCTAGCACGTTCAAACTCTGCATCACAACAATCACATCTAAATACACACATCGTAACTTTACGCTTGTAGGGGTGTTCCTTGCCGGTTTTGCTTTTGCGAATGTGCCGGGTCTCTTTAGAAAATTCTTTAATGAACATAACTATATTTAACATTAAGATTATAAAACACAACGATAAATACTGATAAGGAAACATAAAATATGACAATCTGTACACTCACATCATCAGCAGAACAACAAGTTAATACAATTTGTAAAGAACATAATGTTATTGCAGTTACTTTAAACTTAAAAGGTGGCGGCTGTGCTGGCTTTGAATACGACTGGGGTACTATAAGTGATGCCCGTGATATTGAAGATGGTGATGAAATTATAGCAACAAACGAAGGCTTTAATTTTGTTATTAGTAAGCATAGTCTAATGTTTCTAATAGGAACCGAAGTAGATTATGTAAAATCTCTTGTAGGTTCAAACTTTGAGATAAGAAATCCTAACGCCCAATCAAGTTGTGGTTGTGGTGTTAGTGTAAATTTTGATATGGATAAATTAGCCACACCGGCTATAGGATAATTGGAGCAATTAAATGGCAAAGCAAAATGTAGACATAGGCGTTGAGGGTAATGACAACACCGGCGATAGTATACGCGAGTCGTTTCGTAAAGTAAATGAAAACTTCACAGAACTGTATGCGGTATTTGGTATCGGCGGACAAATATCACTCACTGACCTAAGTGATACACCTTCTACATATGAAGGCAACGAGAATAAAGTGCCAACTGTTAAAGGTGATGCTACTGGTATAGACTTCTTACAACTTGCTAGTGATAGTGCAGTAAATGCAGCCAACGTTGATAGTATATCTTTTGATTACAGCGTTGAAGGAAAATTAGTTATAAAAATTGGCGCTATTGATATTTCAACTGACCCTGCTCCAACATTAGGTGGTCCGTTAAATGCTGGTACACAGCCAATTGCTAACATAGGTACAGTAAGTACAGCCTCAGCAGATGTTTATAACGCTGTATACGGTACAACAGTCGGTGTTGATGATCTTGTTATTGATAAGAAATTTGCTGATGCTAACTACCAAGTTAGACAAAGTAGAGGTAGTGGACTACGTGTATCAGACGAACCTCTCAATACTGATTTATTTATTATTACCCTTGATAGTTTTTCATTAGGACAAGCAAACGCAGTTGGGCATGGACTTGATCAACAGTCAACAGGTGCTCCGTTTAGATTTAATACAACTATACCTAATGATCCGCCAACAAACATTGTAGACGGACAAGTTGTATACCTGCGTGTTATTGACGGCGACACTCTAAGTTTACACAGTGACGAAGATGGTGCTGTATTCAACAGCAACAAAATCATACTCGATGGTGGTAGTGGTGTACATACTATTACAGATACAGCATACGATCCTGCACTAGAAGGCAATTTCCTTTCAAGTGTTGCTATGCCACGTAAGAGCATAGTAAGACGCCAAGGCGACACTATGGAAGGTGCTCTAACTTTACACGATCACCCAGGTGAATTTGCTGGATCAGGTACACCTTATGGTGATGATGATTTACAAGCAGCAACAAAATTATACGTTGACAAAAGTGGTGGCTCGCAAGTTAATCTATTTGTTACTACAAATGGTAGTGATACACAACCAGGTACACCGTTAGGTTTAGAAGGACGCAGTCGACAACTTGCATTTGCAACTATTAACAAAGCAGCACAAAAAGCTGAAGAACTAATTGAAAGTTCACCGATTGAACCAGGTCCGTATAGACAGATCATGACATTCAATAATGGTAAGAGTCGTGCTGCTATCAATACAGCAGGAACAGTAGCCTTTGTAGCAGGCAGAAACAATGCAAGTACATTACTTATTGAAAACAAAGAGTTTATACAAAAAGAAGTTATTGCCTTCCTTGCTGCAACATATCCAGATTTTGAATACAACATAAGCACTTGTGCTAGAGATGTTGGTTACATGGTTGACGCTGTGAGGCTTGACATACTACGTGGTAATACTGCTAACTATTTGTCACGCTGGTCAGGTATTAGATACTATTCAAGTCCAAGTGCGCAAAAAGCAATTGGCGAACAAAGAACAGAAACACTTGCTGGTATTGAACACACACGTAAACTAGCACTTGATGTTATTGCACAGCGTGAAGTAGGAACTAACCTTGCATCACTGGCTGGACAGTTATATCAAACTAGAGAAGCACAGTTCTTAGATCCACTTGTTGTTCCAGATGCACAAGCGGTAAATGCAGCAGATCAAAAATTTGATATTATCGTAGAAACAATTAACTCAGGACCGTTAGGTGCGAGAGCTATTTCAGATGGTACCACACGTTATAAAATCAATGTTAGCAACGGTAACTTTGGTTTCTTAGATCAAGGTAATCCGGCTAACCAAGATATTAGAGCAGGTAAAGTTATACGTGGTAGAACTAGTGGTGCTACTGCTAGAATTATTAGTTATACATACGAACAAGATCCAAACACTAACGTTGACATAATAGAAACAGACCAACTTGAAGTAGAGCTACTAGAACCGTTTGAGTTTGAAGCAGGCGAAGAATTAGAATACGGTAACTTTGTACGTGAAACACAAATTACTATATCAGTAGAATCAGGTACTTACGAAGAAGACTATCCAATTAGGATGGCAGCAAACGTATCGATTAGAGGTGACGAATTTAGACGAGTGATTATTCGTCCAAAAGACCGTGTATCACAATCAAGGTACAGTCAACTATATTTCTATAGAGATAAAGAATTTGACGGACTTACTATTGTAAACGGCGAAATTATAGAATTTAGTGTAACCAATGGCGGCGTTAATGCACTACGAGCAGGCATTACTGGACTTCCTATTACATATACAAATGTATCACCTATATCAACAACTGGTAATGGCGTAGATGCTACATTCGATATAACTGTAAACGTAGACGGTTCTATTAGTGCAGTACTTAACCAACCAGGTGATGAATTCCTACCGGGTGACGAAGCAACAATACGTGATGTTGATATTGGTAGTGGCGGCGCAGCTGATGTAATTTTACAAATAGATGCAATCAACGGCGGCAAGCCATACTATAACGATGTTACAGGTGCAATTGATGGTTACTTTGGTTACCATTACTTAAAGAATCCTAACAAACTTAGAAACATTGGTCCAGGGTATCTAGTTACAGGTGGATATACAAACGCAGCAAAAATCTTAGACGACAACAAAGAGTTCGTACAAGAGCAAGTTGTAGAATTTATTAATGACCAGTTTCCAGCTGTTATATACAATGTAAGTAAATGTTCACGTGACGTTGGATTAATTGTAGATGCAATGATTAGAGACCTCACATTAGGCGGCAATGAAAATACAATTGAAGCACAAGGTGAATATTACTACGGTGCGCTTCCAGTAGACGGCTCACAAACAGCAGCTACAGAAGCTGGTGTAAGACATATTGATACAATACTACAAGCACTATTAGCAGGAAATAACCCAGGTACAATTTACGGTGTTGGATTAGAATATCCAAGTGCTGATTTGTTTAACGGCGCAGGCGAAGCAGGATCTGATACAGCAGTAGCAAACTTAGTAGACTCTGTAGCATTTGCATTTAACGCAGAATACAATCCACCATTACGCAACGATCGAATGGATGTGTTCTTAATGGGCGATGCATGTATGTTACGTAACATGACAGTACAAGGGCACGGCGGATTTATGATGGTTCTTGATCCTGAAGGACAAATCCTTACTAAATCAGCATACATACAAACAGGTTCAAGTTTCTCTAAGAGTTTAAACAAACCAGCATTTAGAGGTGGACTACTAGCAGACGCATTTGTAGGTAACACAGCAGTAGAAGTTGTTGGCAAAGGTTATCCAGGTGGTGCAGCAGACAACTTTATCTTACAAGTCAAGTCAAAAGGTGATGCTGTAAACGATCCACAAGGCTTGTTTATACGCAAGCCGTCGATGCCTGCTCCGTTCTATATTGATGGTAGACGTTTCCAGTGTAACGCAGTTACTGACTATGATCCAGATCTAGGTACAGCTACACTATTACTTGATAGAAGTTCAAACGAAGGCAATGGCTTTACAGGACTAACAAGTGACAGTGTAACAGGTAGAGACTTAGATAGCATTGGTACATTCGAATATAACGCAGTAAAGTGTAAGCGTGATACATTATATGTACTAGACGCAGTAAGTTACGACTTGGCACTTAATACTAACTACAATGCAGTTACAAACGGTCTAGCATATCAAAGAGCAAATGCTAATGTAGTACGTGATGATCAGTTGTCACGCACAGTACAGGCATTCCAATATGCTAAGACTAGAACAAATGAACTATCAAATTACACAGGCACAGCAGAAACTAGAGGTGATATTGCGTTTGATGAAATAATTGATATTTTACAAAACGGCACAGTAAGTACAGATGCATCAGCAAACGCACTAGTGTTTAATGCACCAAGTGTTTTGCCTACAACAAAAGCAACCGAAGCAAAAGCACAATTACAAAATAATAGAGACTTCCTTGCAGCAGAAATAATTGGGTGGATAACAACAAACTTCCCAGCATTAGGATACAACAGTGCAAAGTGCGAACGAGATGTAAAATACATTGTTGATGCACTTTCATATGATATTCAGTATGGTGGTAACTCTGCAAGTGTAGCAGCAGCACGTTCTTACTTTGTTGGTACAGTAAATCAATTAGGTGAAGGCACTGACGAAAGACTAGCAACTGAACAAGCATATGGTATACTAAAGACACAGATTGCTTCAGTAGTACAAGACACAACAGTAGCTACAAGTTATGGCGGATTATCTCAAGACTTTACAGCAGGTGCAGCCACAGCAACTGAAGTTGGACTGTTAGAAGATAATATAGACGAAATTATTATTGCAGTTAGAAACAACAATCTTAACAGTTTGTCAAGAGCAATTAATCCAAGTATTACATTTGCATCACAATCATTAATTGATGCACATGATCAAATACAGCAAAACAAAGAAAGAATTGCACACTTAACAACTGAAAGTATTGATGCAGTATTTCCTATCACAATACAAACAGGTGGTAACAGATCGATACTAGGTAACGACTTTACACAGATTAACGACCTAGGTTATGGACTTGTTGCAGTAAACGGTGCGCTATCCGAAATGGTTAGTATGTTTACATACTATTGTCGTGCTAGTTACTACAGTAAAAATGGTTCTGAAATTAGATCACTTACAGGTTCAAGTTGTTATGGTGAGTTTGGTCTAGTTGCTGAAGGCAGTGATCCAAACGAGATTCCAGACGCAGTTCAATTGCGTGATGATATGACACAACCTGCTAAAATATTTACAGCAGATGTAATCTTAAACTTTGCTAATCCTGTATCAGTTACAGCAGGTGAAACAATTACACAAACTACATCGCCGAATGCAACAGGTGTTGTAACAATGAGTACTGTAGGTACAAGAGTTTACTTGACTAGCGTTGTAAATAACTTTAATACCAGCAGTAGTATAAGCGGTAGTACAACAGGTGCGATGTCAGTACCAAGCGAAGTTAATTCAATTGGATTTACAAACAAAGAAGAACAACTTAGTGCATACATCTACGATATAGAAAAAGCACCTAGTAACAGAGGTGAGTTTGATTATTACCATGCTGCAAAACAAATATTTGCACGTTATGAAATATCAAATATTGAAGTTACAGATATCCTACTTGATAATTTTGTAATTGACGGTACTGCTATACCATATAGTATTACAAGTGTAGCAGGCGGAGGCACACCTACATTTAAGATCCGTAAAAACATTAGTGAGTATTACGGATTAGAAGTAGTAGGTGCTGGATCAGATTTTGAAGTTGGCGATACAATTGTTGTAAACGGTGCAGATTTAGATGGTGCAACTCCAGCTAATAATTTAACAATTTTGATTGATGGTGTAAACAACGATGGTAACATTACAGCAGCAAGTGCAACAGGTACTCCTGCAATAACTAGCGAAACTCCGGTGTTTACTGGACAAGTTTATAAAATCAACTTTAGTACAAGTGATGGACAATTTAGTCAAGACGGACTTGTAGACGATATTGACCATAATGAATTAGTATCTGTTAGATACAACCAAACATTTATCTTAAATGATATTAATAGACCTGACGTATTAACTATTCGTCCTTCAACGGCGGTTATATTCAAAGAAAACACAGGAACTGTTTATAGAAGTATTTCGTTCTTAGGTGCAGATGCTGCAGGTGTAGCACTAGACCCAGATGAATCATTAGCAGGATTCGATAGTACATACGATTATGTTAGACTAGTTGTTGATGCTACAAATGGACAGTCAAATGCAAATACAATTTATGATCTAAGCGGTAACCAACTTACAGCAACAGGTACTATGGGTAATTCAGCAGGTGATACAGTTATTGCTGTTACAAGGCTATACGAAGCTAATGAAATAAACAGACTGAATAACAACACGACTACTCCAGAAATACACAGACCTATAACATTTACACAAGCTGGTGCTGTGCAACCTATGATAACAGCATGGGCTGGTAAGAAGCATAGAGTGTTTAACTATCGCGGTGTTAAGTTTAATGATAATACATCGAGATACGAAGTACAAGCAGTTCCAACTGAAAACGATGATTTTGGTATTGTTTCGATAACTGACAAAGAAGAAATTAATTATCCGGCTACAGCAGCAGGCTTAGGAAGTCCAGTTATACTCGGTGCAGCAAATGTTATAATTAGAGCAGGTTTACAAGAAAATTCACCTGCAACAGTTACAATTAATATTTCAACTTGTCGTGCAACAGGACATGATTTCTTAGATGTTGGTTCAGGTGGATTTAACACTAGTAACTATCCAAATGTTATTTTTGGATTACCACAAGAGCCAGATCAAGCTAACGAAGTTAGAGAAATAGGCAAAGGGCGTGTGTTCTTTGTTAGTACAGACCAAAACGGTATCTTTAGAGTTGGTAGATTCTTTAGTGTGGACCAAGGTACTGGTACAGTGTCGTTTAGTGCAAGTATTGCGCTTTCAGATGTTGACGGACTAGGCTTTAAGCGTGGTGTTGTTGTTACTGAATTTAGTACAGACACAGCAATGGTTGACAACGCTTCAGATACAGTACCGACAGAAAGTGCTATCCGTGGTTATGTTAATAGACGATTAGGGTTTGATCACAACGGTGCTCCAGTAGGTAACAAAATTGGACCAGGTGTGCTTGCATCCAACGGTAGTGTTTCATTAGAAAATGACCTCAACGCAGCAAGTAATACAATTACTAACTTACGAGCGCCTAATGCAGCTTCAGACGCAGCAACAAAAGGTTATGTAGATTCAACAGTTGGACTATTTGACACTGTTGAAGAAATGCGTGATACTTTGTTTACAGATGTTCAAGAAGCTGAGCTAATTGTTTCATCAGGACATAGAAAATTAGTTGTCGATGCTACAACAGTAGTTTCGGGTCCATTTGAAGTTGGTGACAACTTCGTAGGTAGTGTTACAGGCGCAACAGGTACTATTGTTGATGTCGAAGAAGCTGAAAGTGTTGAAGGTAGTGTAATCTTTATTACATATCTTGCAACAAGCGCAGGTACTGAAATATCAGATGGTAAACCAGCAGGTGACTCACCTGATGCAGATGTAATCGAAGTTCCAGGTGCTGCTGAAGCACAAGTTATTGATGGACCGTACGATGAATTAATGAATGCTGTTTATGCAACAGCTAGTGACATTGATGTTACTGTAGCACGTACAACAACAGGTCCAGTTTCTGCTCCGACTAGCAGACAACTTGAGCTTAACATGCAAATTAAAGCAGACACAATTATTAATGCTGACGTAAATTCAAATGCAGCAATTGCACAAAGTAAATTAGATTTACAGTCAGCTGATACATTTGATGAAAACAACGCAACAACAGGTTGGGCAGGTTCGAATCCAAAAGTACAAGCAGACTTAGGACTTGCTAAATTTAGTGATGAAAACTTTGAAACTGTATCAGGATTTGTTAGAATTAAAGAGCATGGTATTCAACTAGGCGAGCTTGCAGAACAATCAACAGATACAGTAATTGGTAGAAGCGCAGCAGGTAGCGGTGACGTTACAGCAGTTGCATTCAGTACTGTTGTTGATGAAGGTGGCGCTGTAATGGATACCGACTTTACAGGCCAAGTTCCGCCTGCTAATGATGCCGGCGATACAATGGTTAGAACTGGCGCAGGTGCTTATGCTCTTACAAATATTAGTACAACTGGTGAAGTTGATAGTGTAGTTAAAACTGATGGTACTGGTAGTATACAAGTTAATTCATTAATACTTGGTGGTGATAGCAGTTACGAAATACTTTCATTGAATACTACTGAGTTACAAATTAAGACACCAGCACAAGGTACTATACTTACTGCATCAGGTGGCTCAGCTTCTGCAAACCCAACTGTTAATATTCCAGGAAACTTGAATATTGGCGGAACAGGTACTGCACAAAGTATTCTACAAGGATTAAGTGGATTTAACAATGAGCCAAGGATTGCAACTGATTGGCTATACACTAACTTTATTGAAAGTACTCAAGAAAAAGGTGCTGCAAGTACAGGTATTGCACTAGGTGCTAACACAGGTAAAACAACAACAGGTCAAATTGGTATAATTGTTGCTGATACTGCAACATCATCTAGTTTGGTTCCAGCTATCTTTACAAGCCAAGGTATGCAACCTGACTTTAATAACATTTATAATATTGGTTTATCAAGCAAGCGTTATAACACAGTTTATGCAACAGTGTTTAACGGTGTTGCAACTGAAGCATACTATGCTGACCTTGCAGAAAACTATCTTGCAGATGCACAGTATGAGCCAGGCACAGTATTAGTATTTGGTGGTGACAATGAAGTTACTGAATGTAATGCTAAAGGTGATAGAAGAGCAGCCGGTGTTGTAACAACTAACCCTGCACACTTGATGAACAGTGCGCTAGAAGGTGATAATGTTGTTGGACTTGCATTACAAGGGCGTGTACCTTGTAAAGTAATTGGTAGAGTAGAAAAAGGTGACTTGTTAGTAACAAGTGCTATTGCAGGATACGCTATTGTAGACAACGATGCTAAAGTTGGTACAGTGATAGGTAAAGCACTTGAAAACAAAGACAACGGTGACAGAGGTGTTATTGAAGTTGTAGTAGGTAAAGTATAATGAGTAACCCGCAAATCAAAAGACTAATACAGAAAGGTGACGCTAAGGCGTCATCTATCGACAAGAGGGGTAGTAACAAAAAACAAGTTGTTGCAACTTCAGGTAAACTTAGAGTAGTGGTAACAAAGGATAATACAAATGGCAAAGCAGTCAATTAATATAGGTAGCAGTCAAAACAAAGGTGACGGTGATCCGTTGCGTACAGCGTTTGATAAGATTAATGATAATTTTAACGAGTTATATGCTGGTAATAATGTTGACCCGGCTAATACCGCAGCAAATCTAATTCCTGATGTTGACGGAACACGAGACTTAGGTAGTTCAACTAAACGCTGGGGAGATTTATACGTAAGAGATTTTATCTATCTAAATGGAAATAGAATAGAAGTTACAGCCGGCGGAGCATTACTTGTAAATGGCGGAGCGGCTGCAGAAGTTCAAGATGCTGTAGGTAGTGTATTTGCAGACGATAGTACTTTACTTGTAGATGGTGTTAACAGTTTAATACCAAGTTCAGTTGTTTCTGGCACAGAAGCAACTAATTGGAACACAGCATATGGCTGGGGCGATCATAGTGTTGTAGGATACTTAACAAGTGTACCAGCACAAACATTCGTAAGTTTAACAGGCAAACCAACCACACTAGCAGGTTATGGAATTTCAGATGCACAAGACGCATTAGTTAGTGGAACAAGTATTAAAACTATTAACGGTGAAAGTCTTTTAGGTTCAGGCAACATTGCAATCAGTGGTGGAGGATCCGCAAGCGGAGGATCCGCATTTACAAATATTGGCATAGGTGCAGATGATTCTACTATTAGAAATATCAGCGAAGGTGAAAGTTTCCTAATACTTGGAGGCACAGGTATAACAACAGCAAGTGATGCAGAAGGCAATATCACTATTACAGGCGTTGCACAGGATTTTACATTTTCAAGTTTAACAGGAACACCAACCACAATAGCAG